TAACTTGTGCTGGTTTACCTAAAAAGAGTGGGCTTGCTTACATGAAAAAACAAGGTAAAACGGTAGACGGTACTTTTAAATATTTTACTGATGAAATGTATGTACCCAGTGACTATACAGGTAAAAACACTCACATTTATATTGATGATAGTAAAACAATGTTAGTAACTGATTATCTAGGTAATACCATGGAAATTCATTCACCCAGTGGGGTATATCTATACGGAGCTGACTTTACTTTGTCAATTAGTGATCAATACGCTAGCTTTATTGAAATGATGAAAGACGGTTATAAATTTAAGGAGTACAAAACTAATGGTTAAAAAATTCAAATACTATTCATTAAAGAATATTAAAAACAAAGACGCAACATACAACGTAATATTTGGTGAACGGTCAAACGGAAAAACTTACGCAGTATTAAAGCAAGCGTTAGAGAATTACAAAATAGACAAGTCACAATTCGCTTATGTAAGGCGTTGGCAAGATGATATAAAGGCAAGGCGAGCAAGTACAATCTTCAACGGTTTAGAAGAAGACGGATCAATTACAAAAATGTTTGACGGTGAGTATACGGGTGTAACTTATTATAGTGGTAAGTATTACTTGTGTACGTATGACGATAAAGGCAAAGCCCTTTATACGGATAGTGATGTTTTAGGTTACACCTTTGCCTTATCCGAAACAGAACACGGGAAGTCTAATTCTTATCCAAAAGTTACATTAATAATGTTTGATGAGTTTTTAACGAACCACTTATATTTACCAGATGAGTTTGTTCTATTCATGAATACAGTTTCAACAATTGTACGATTGCGAACCAATGTAAAGATTTATATGTTAGGTAATACAGTAAATAAGTTTTGTCCCTATTTTCAAGAAATGGGATTAAACCATATTAAGGAAATGAAACAGGGTTCAATAGATGTTTACTCATACGGAGATAGCAAGTTAAAAGTTGCGGTTGAATATACAACCAATACAGCAAGCACAAAAAAGAATAATTTTTACTTTGCCTTTAATAACCCTAAGTTATCAATGATTACTGGTGGGGCGTGGGAGTTAAATATTTATCCACATTTACCAGTAAAATATAAACCGCACAATATTAAATTCATTTATTTTATTGTGTTTAACGATCAAACTTTCCAATGTGAAATTATAGACAAAAAGCCTTATTACTTTACATTTATTCATTTAAAAACAACCGATATAAAAGACAAAGACAACGACTTAATATATACTACTGACTATGTTCCTAAAATGAATTATAATAGAAATATAATGAAACCTATAACAGACTTACAGACCAATATTAAATGGTTTTATTTAACCGATAGGGTTTATTATCAAAATAATGATGTTGGGGACAGTATTAATAATTATCTAAAAATATGTAAACAGGGGTTATAATGTAATGAATGAATTGACCAATTTTATATCAAGTGTAGGCTTTCCTATTGTTGTATCCGTAGCTATGTTTTATCAAAACAATATCCTATCATCTAATTATCAAAAGTCAACGGAACAGTTAGAAGCAAAACTTGATAATAACACACAAGTTTTAACACGCTTACTAGATAAGTTAGGCGAAGACGATATTTTAAAAGAAAAGAGTGACAATGCAAAATGATTAGTTTAACAGACAAGCACGGACTGTTAAAACAGTTCAAAGACGACCAATTAAACAAAACATTAACCATGTTTGAATGGTCTAATTTACCAGACACTTTACCAGCAATAGAATTAGAAAAAATGTTACAGATTAATGGATACGCTGTTATTGCTAAGTATCAAAACAATGTTTATGCTTTTCAAGGTGGTTTTAGTGGACAAGATGTTTACAATCAACCTACACAGGTAATTGTTAATAACCCAGCTTTAAAGAATAATACAACGTATACCATTAACAAAGATTGCGTTGTTATTAAAAATGATGACATGAAACAAGGTTTAATTAAAACATACGAGTATTATGGACAACGTTTGATTGAAAATGAGATAACTATGTTGATGACTGATTATAATTTAAGAATGCCTTTCACTATTTCATCAAGTGACGATCAAACAACACAATCCGCAAAAGATTATTTAAACAAAATTATTGACGGTTCTCTTGGTGTAATTGGTGAACAAAAGCTATTTAAAGCGTTGAGTGTAACACCAACTAGCGGAAAGCAAAATTCAACCTTTGCGGACTTATACGGGTATCAACAGTTTATTATCGCACAACTTAACAATACAATTGGTTTAGCAACTAACAATAATATGAAACGTGAACGCTTAACAACTAACGAAATTGAAGTAAATAAAAATGCTAGTTATCCTCTAACTGACAATATGCTAAAAAATAGACAATTAGCAGCGGACAAAATCAATAAAATGTTTAATTTGAATATTGAAGTTCAATATAATTCAATTTGGGGCGCTGATAATAGTAATGTTAGTGAAGACGAACCAACAGACGAACCAACAGACGAACCAACAGACGAAACAACAGACGAACCAACAGACGAACCAGAAGACGAACCAACAGACGATAAAAAAGACAAAAAGAAGCGTGATAAAAAATGATGTATGCTGATTATATTAAAAACGGCGGTACTGGTATAATTGAGTTGTTATCAAAAAATCAAACTTTAAAATTTTTATTAAGTGATATTATTGATCCGCTTGATAGTGCTTTTCTAATGGAAAATGGGTCGAAACAATTTTCTTTATCAATATCTAATATGTTAAATATTACGAACGATTTAACACCAATTGCTAATATGTTGAAAATTCGATACGGTCAATATTGGCAAGTGCTTTATAACTCACAACCAACAGACAAAGACAGTGTTTACAGTTCAATAACCACAAGCAACGGTGAATTAAATACAACAGGAAATAATACTAATCAAGTTAGTGGTTACGATAGTCCTAACATGGTAAATAGTGACGGCAGTAATTCAACTGGTAATCAAACAAACACCGGAACAGTTAAGACTTTGAATTATGATGAGTTGTCAACATTATTAAGTGAATTGAAAAACAATGTTTTTTATGATAAAATGTTCACAGATATTAAAAATTATATCTTTAATACACTATACGGAAATGAAAGAGAGTAAAAATTATGAAAGTTACACAATTAAAAGATATTATAAATAGTGTTTCAAGTGAAGTGCTAGGTAAAGAAGACGTCTTAACAGAAGATTTAACAAACCTTGTTGATGTTGGTAATGAAATTATCGACAGCGAAAATGTAGACAATTATGTAAAAAAGTTAATTGATCGTATTGGTAAAGTTGTTTTTGTTAACCGTTTATATGCTGGCGGTGTTCCCAGTGTATTAATGGACAGTTGGGAATTTGGTTCAATTGTCGAAAAGATTAGTGCTGATATGCCAGAAGCTGACGTTAATGACAGTTGGAACTTACAAGACGGACAAACATATTCTCAAGATACTTTTTACCAACCAAAAGTAAGTGCAAAATTCTTCAATTCTAAAGTTACATTTGATGTTAAATTATCATTCACAACAGAACAAGTTAAGGAAAGTTTTACAAGTGTAAACGACTTGAACGCCTTTATTTCCATGCTTGAAACTGGTGTTAAAAATTCCATGACTGTTAAATTAGACGGCTTAATTATGAGAACTATTAACAACATGACAGCACAAGTTATAAATGGTGGACAAGCTATGCAAAAAGTTAACCTATTATCACAATACAACACAGCTAGTGGTAATAAATTAACCGCTGATACAGCCTTACAAGATAAAGACTTTTTAAAGTTTGCTAGTTTGATTATTAAGAAATATCAAGCACGTATTACAAAGATGAGTACATTATTCAATCAAGGATCACAAGCTAGATTTACTAACACAACCGACTTACACACTGTTTTACTTTCTGACTTTGCCGACAGTGCGGAAGTTTACCTAATGAGTGACACATACCACAACGAAACTGTTTCACTACCACAACATGAAACAGTACCATACTGGCAAGGAAGCGGGAAAACATACGGTTTTACTGATATTTCTACAATTGACGCCAAAATTGCAACAGGTAAGACAACCAAAGAAGTTAAGCAAGCTGGTATTTTAGGAGTTATGTTCGATACTAATGCTTTAGGAGTATCTAACCTTAATCAAAGAACTACCACAGCATACAATGCACGTGCGGAATTTTACACTAACTTTTATAAAATGGACGCAGGTTATTTCAATGATCTAAACGAAAATTTTGTCGTATTTTATATTGCTGATGAAACACCCGCTTCAACAGGTACCTCCCCCGCTACAAAGTAATATAATTTAGGGACTATGTTAATTCATAGTCCTTTTT